CATATTGGGATAGATATCCCAGAAGTCAAAACTAAGAACGTCAATCGTAAACGATTTTATCTGACACCAGACGGTGGTATCTTTCCATCTATCACAACAGTTCTCTCTGTTCGTAAGAAAGAAGGACTTGCCGAATGGCGTAAACGTGTAGGTAACGATGTTGCAAATTACATCTCTCGCACAGCGGCTCATCGTGGAACTAAAGTCCACAAGATGGTGGAAGACTTCCTTAACAATCACGAAGTAGAAAAAGACAATCGTGAGTTTCTTCCTTATTGTCTTTTCCAACAAATGAAACCAATCCTCAAAGAGAAGGTGAATAACATCTATGCTCAAGAGTGCGGTTTGTGGAGTGATAAATATAAGGTAGCAGGTCGAGTAGACTGTATTGCAGAATACGATGGAGTTCCATCTATCATTGATTTTAAAACATCACGTTCATCACGAAATGATGATTACAATCTAGATTACTATATTCAGGCTTCTGCATATGCAGAGATGTTTGAAGAACGAACAGGAACTCCGATTGAACAAATCGTAATTTTATGTGTAACCGAAGACGGCGAAGTGCAAGAATTCGTAAAGAAGAAACACGATTACCTTCCTCTGTTAGTTGAGACTGTAGAACAGTTTGTCTCTGAATGGGAGAAGGAAAATGAGGAAACTCTTACTGAGTCTTCTGGTGTTAATACCTAGTGTTGCAAATGCATCATTCTGGGCATCAAAACCAGTTCAATGTGGAACACATGAAGAAATCATTGCTGTTGTTTCTAAGTATGATGAATTGCCATTGGTAACTTTTGATGGTGTTGTTGGAATGCCTAGTGGTTCTACTGCATCGGCACGATTTGTAATTGCAATCAATGATGTCTCTAAATCTTGGACATTGTTAGAATTTACAGAAGAACAAGGATGTATCTTGGGTTCTGGAAAAGGAGAAATTACTTTTCCAATTGCTGGGATAAAGACTTGACAAATAACACTTATGGTGTTATAAATAGAATACAATTGGTGAAGCGAATCGAAATGATTCTTGGACGTGGGTGCGATTCCCACCACCTCCACCATAATTACTTTGTAGCGTAAAAACTACAAATTTACGGCATAGAGTAATTATGATGGGGGTGAACAGGTTCGACAGGGATAGGATTAGATAAGTGGAGATTGTCGGGTGAACTCCGAAATTGGTTCAAAAAAAGTAACTGCAAACGATAATACTTTTGCACTTGCCGCCTAGTCTAACTAGGTAACGGAGTTTCGATAGGTTCCTTGGCAACAGAATAACCTATCATTCGTTCATCCTTTTAGGACGGAAGTAGCACAATGCGAAGGAACGCACTTTAACTTTAATTAGGAGAAGTGTTATGACTTTATACCAAACATGGTGTTATAGGAAGGCACTAGAAGAGTGGAAGAAACAAAAGATTCTGGATATCTTATTCAGAATCAGATTTGAAGGGTAGTGCCTTAATACACTCGTGTGAATCAACGGTTAGTTCACAACACACACAACACAGACACAAAGGAGAAAACTATGTCTAGTAAAAACCCATTTGAACTACGGTTCGACACATTGGCAATGGCCAAAGAAATGCTTGATAAAACTTACGAAATGCAGATGACTAAAATGTTTGAAGCAATCGAACAAGCAAAATCACAATCAAAAGATGTTACAGAAATCTTTGACAAATATACTCCAAAGATGTATCAACCATCTGAGATTATGGACAAGGCAGAAGAACTTTACAAGTTTGTAACTAAAAAGGACTAATGCCTAACGGTGCATCCAGTATCTATAAACTGGCTCTGCTTAATAACGTGAGGGGGGTGCCGGTTGCCCCCTTCACACATTGAAAGGAATATAATGAACAATCTAGAAGAACTCGCAGTTATGACCCCGAAAAAGTTTGCAATGAAAATAGAAGAAATAGTGAAGGATGGTGCTGGTGCAGTCAATTACATGGAAGCGATTCTAGAGTATTGTGAACGTCACGAAATGGAGCCTGATGCAATCAGTCCCCTCATCTCAAAACCCCTAAAGGAAAAATTAGAAGCAGATGCAAGAGAGTTGAATTTCTTGCCCAGAGTAGCAACCCTACCCATTTGAGGATATTATGGAAGCATTTGATGCTTATCGAATGTATCTTGGTCTGAAGTTACACTTCACCACAGATTATGATTATGAAAGATACGGTGGCAAAACCAGCGCAACTAAACACTCGTTCTTAAAACGTAAGGACAGAAACTTCTTTGCAAAGGTTGCCCGCAAGTATGGTGAGTCTACAGAAGATTACTTTGTAAGTAATTTTGTGTGCAGTCCCAAAGGATGGTTAGGAGACTTTAACGAAACTAACTATAATAATTGGATGAAGTATCGTCAATCACTCACTTATAATTTTATAAATGAGATGAGTTTTCTTTTTTCACAAATCGAAAATTTTGATGAACTTTTCTCTTGTCAAAAGGGGAAACATCCTGTATTATTAAGGAACTACCTCGCAAAACGAATCAACCTACAGACTATGGTTATTCTGCAAGGATTAGTAAACTATGTGAAGCAATTTGATAAGGAACTGAAAGATGATTTAGTGTGGCCTGACAGCAGACGATTAATCGTAAAGTATGGGACATTTCTTGACTATGATAAAGAGAAATGTAAGGTTCAACTTCTCAAACTGATAAAGGAGACATTCTGATGGAGATGGAAGCACAGAATGACCTAGTTCGTGAAAGAGACTTCTATCGTGCAAAGAACCAAGAATTGGTAGCACGTGTTAAGACTCTAGAGTTTGACAATGCAGAACTGGTAAAACGTGACCAAGACATTACCAGACGCATTTCAGAACTATCGAACCGTGGTGCTAATCGTCCTCGTGGACGTAGGTAAACTACTTAATCCTAAGCATGATGTAAAACTGCTTATTTGAGGTTAAGATGAAATACAAAAAGACAGGTGAAAATAGTTGGATAATTGAAGTCCAACAAGACGGCAAAACCAAGGAACTATTCATAGAGTTCCCCCCAGGCTGCTTAGACCAAGTTGGTTGGGATACAGGTGATACATTAATATGGGAAGAACTGCCCTCTGGTAGTTATTCATTGAAAAAGAAAGAAGATGATGGAAGCAAATAAGGAAGTAAATAAAATGCTAACAACTGCAAGGTTGATTAGTTATAGTCAGACTGACGAAGACTCGTTGTTTGTTGGCAAGGATGTTCAAGAACTGATTGCATATTGTGCTCGTGTTTCTAATCCTGCTAACCAAGTAAACCATGAAACTTCTGAAAAACTGATTAAGTATCTAGTCAAACATAAACACTGGAGTCCACTAGAGATGGTCAGTGCATGTATTGAGATTGAGACTACTCGTGATATTGCACATCAAATTGTGCGTCATCGTTCATTCTCATTTCAAGAGTTTAGTCAACGGTATGCAGAACCATCTGCTATGGGGGATGCATTCACAACAAGGGAATGTCGTCTACAGGACACTACCAATCGACAAAATTCTATTGAAATTGAAAATGACCCATCAATTCAACTTGATGCTCAAAAACAAGAGTTGATTATGGAATGGGGACGTAGACAACACGGCGTTATTAATCAAGCAAAACAGTGTTATGAATGGGCGATTGAGAACGGTATTGCGAAAGAACAGGCTCGTGCAGTCCTACCAGAAGGTTTGACAAAGACACGTCTGTATATGAATGGGTCTTTGCGTTCATGGGTTCACTATATTGAGTTACGTTCTGAGAACGGAACACAGAAAGAACATATGGATGTTGCAAAGGCATGTGCAAAGGAGATTGCTAAAATCTTCCCACTAATGGAGAAATTGTAATGCACAAATTTAGTTATGAAAATACTTATCCAGACCAACTGCCAGTTACGGTTGAGTTTACTATTCCTAGTGATGCAAGTCTGGATGATATGTGTCAAGAGTTTACCAATTATCTAAGGGCGATTGGTTTTCATATTCCAGAAGGAAAATCTCTTGACTTTGTTCCCGAAGATGGGTATAGTAGTAAAGGTTGGGATTCATTTGAACCAGATGTAACTGAGGATTTTGAGCCTCGTAAAAAATTATGGGATGCAACACCACAAGAGTGGAATAATGCATATCAGAATGTAACGGTGAAATATAAAGAACATGACTAGAGTATTCGTTTTAGGTAACGGTGAATCTCGCAAAGAGATTAACACACAAGTATTAAAGACAAGAGGTTCAATATATGGATGCAATGCTGCATACCGTGATATTGAAGTCGATGGTTTGGTGTGTGTTGATGGGGGAATGATTCATGAAGTCTATTCCTCTGGATATTGTTCTAAGAACAAGATGTATGCAAGAGGTTGGACTAAGTTGCCTGAAATGATGTATTCTGATTTTGTTAATCTAGATGCATTGATGGGTTGGGGTGAAGGACTGAAGAGTGAAAACGAAAAGGGTAACAGAACTCAGTTTGTTTTCAATGGAACTGACCCTAACCAACTCAAAGCTCATTATGATATGGTTGTGCAAAAACATAACATCACAGATGAGTATGACCAATTAGAATTGCGTCAACTTATGGGAAACCACCAACAGTGGGTAACATGGGTTGAAGATGAGGACTGTGTTGAACCAATCCCTGTAGAAATAGAGGGATGGAGTGCAGGCCCCATCGCAGTAAGAATTGCTATCGAAAAAGAAAATCCAGTAGATGTATTTCTATTAGGTTTTGATATGGGTAGTAATGATGGTATGGTAAACAATGTCTACAAGGGGACTTCTAATTACGTCACACAAGACGCACCAGAAACCTTTGCTGGAAATTGGATACAACAACATGCCAAGAACTTTGCAGATTTTCCTCATGTGAAATTCTGGAAGGTAAACCCTGCTCCACTAGGGACTGATGAAACTAGTCGTTTCATTGAAGAGTGGAGAGATTATGATAACTTAGAATATATTGATTACACAGATTTGAATTTAGTTCTTGACTTTTCAATATATTTGTAGTATTATAAATAACAATAGATGATGAATAAAGTGAAATACTTAAACATACGATAACATACATAGGAGAATATAATATGTCTATCTCAGCTCTACGCAACCAGAACTCTCTGGACAAACTACTCAACCAAGTAAAAAAGGATGAGTCCCCAGCAACCG